GGAATAACGACCATTATGGTCCTTGTTCTTGTTCTTACGCTTACGCTCTTTCGCGCTTGCGTTTGGGGAGGGTGAATAGCCTTCGCTTTCCCCTTGTTTTGCCGTTTCGGCACATGTGCGTTCTTATTTTTTGCCATATCCACCGTTATGAAAGGTTGGACCCTGGGGGACGTAAGCAAGAACCTTGACTACGATATTAAGAACTTTAAAGATAGGTTTAATTGGTGAGGTAAAAGTAACTGTTTCAGCAACTTTTACTTCTATGGGCATGTAAATAAGTTATTATAACTATGAAAGCGTGCTTTTAAATCGATGCCAGAGGAAGGGCCTCCGGTTTTAGCGCCATCGATTAATTCCTTCCCACTATACATCGCTTCAATCCAACTATCCGATCTCCACATGTTTATAATTTCAACCACGGGAATCTTAGATTCCCCGTCACAAGCATGGGGAGGTTTGATTTCACCAAACATCTCATCCATGTAGTTAAGCAATAGATACTCTATATACTTAGTTAAAATTACACGCACCTCCTTGTTGCCGTAACTATCCAAACGCAAAGCGTTTGCACGTAACAAATGCCAACGAACGTCGTCTACACCAGCTTTGTAGGCCAACGAACAGAGGATTTTCTCCGTTTCCGGAACTGGGAACCAAATGCCGACTTTGTCGTCAAATGCGAACCCCTGTGACAAAAAACGTACATCCCTCAACTTACGAGCAGCAAAGTCTGGGCTTTTCGTCGTCACACCAATACTACTCCAGACCTCTGAAATAGTGGTGGCGTTAAACCAGCCATTAACAGCATCACTGCAAGTGAACGTATTATCATCACCATTTAAAGCGGCTTCCACCTCCGCCATGAACTCATTATACACAGGTTCTTTTCCCTGTTTCTTACATAACAAAATCCAAGCGTAAGCCAAAAGCCGAAATAAATTCAAAGAATTGTCCACGATTGTATTACTACTCCCACTAGGATTACCCGTATGCTTCTGCACCAACTCACTAGTTTCTAGAGCCACAACAGTATGAATGTTGCTTTCATAGATACGCGCCAAACGTCTTCTATTGAGTGGTGTGCGATCTTCTACACGCCAGAAATTCTCACGAATTTCAACGAGATCCCACATTAATCGAGTAAACAAAGACGAATCATATTGTGATTCGTCCAACTCATAAGCATTTGGGTGCTTATCAAGTCTCCTATAGAGAGAGTCCCAACCTGACAAATACTTTGTCGCCCCAACAAAACTCCACGTCCTGTTGTTGGAGGCATAAAACTTCTCATTCATGTCCAAACACAGCCGATTTGCACAAACGGCGTGCTCAGTTGGAGAAGCTAAATATGTACGTAGTGAGTTTTCCGCTAGTTTCTCTAACGTACGCAACTCAACCTTCTGGCAATTCAACCAGATAGGCACTATACGCTCAAATTCCGCGTCTTCGCCAGAAATTACACGCCACCAATCCTCTACCACTCTGGAGCTGTCCGACTCAAAAAATTTCTTCTTGGTCGAATACTTCAAATTCCAAGGGTATCCTGATGACGCATTGGCATCAGCCTGGGCAATAGCCTCAGCCTGACTAAGAACGCGGGAACCGCACATATAAGGATAAAAATGCTGAATTGTCCATTCCTTACTAAGACAAAACACATCCTCATCCAAAACCGGCATTCCCGGTTTATCATACTTAGCTAAAGATATCATGCCAGCACTCTTGTTCTTTATGCCAACACGATACGCTGTAGGGTGTCGTATGGCATTTTCATCGAGAAAATGCAAAAACGACGTGTTCGTAACGGGTGAATTATTCATCCGACAAACACGATTTACCTCGCACAACCAATCTATGTTACCCTTATAAAAATACTTTAAATAACGGGCCCCAATTATGGTTCCCCCCTCCATCGGACTTCGGAATACAACCTTCTCTATGTATTTCTGGTACCACTTCTGCCAGAGTTCGAAGTCCGGAAGGGGGCGTGTTAAAAAGACGTACAACCCGTCGCTTTTAACACCATGGCCTTGGTGATTGGGATAAATCCCGTCTCATTCGTGCCAAGTGCGTGGTTGTGAAATCCACCACATCTACCAAAAGCATCAACTATTGGCGCATGGCAATTGCCTTTTATACTACTATATTTGGCAACTGCTCGCTCAGACCCAATAGTCCTATCCACTGTACGGACGATACTGTTGTCGGATTTCACTTTTCGAGCTAGAGCATCAACGACATTATCAAAACAATTAATTTGAATCTTGTCACCAACTTCTAACTCGACAGCATGTAAATAGGTGATCTTAACACCAGGGAAATGTTTACCAATTTTGGCAAACATGGAATCATTGCCGATTAAGGCAAACTCAGAAGAAAGAAACACACTAACATGTTCCTTATATCTAATTAAAACATCCTTCCCCTCTTCATCAGCCCAGAGATGTTTAGGCACGCTAACCCCATTCCAAATGAAGGTGGCATTAGTGGTGTTTGCACCACATTCAGCCATAGCTATACTTTCAACAACCTGGGAAGTATTAAAACGTTCCCCATTTACTATTGCCTCTTGCTTCGAAACCAAGGGGTCATTCACACCAGTGAAGGGTACCTTGTTTATAACGCAATTAGCAATCTCCTGTGCTACTTTCATAGGCACATAATCTTGGCCAGCGGCGCTACGGTGTAACTTCATACACTTCTTACGATAGACGCACAGATCAGGATGCTCATAGTGTTCACACTTTTGTTTAGAAAGCCACTGCACCTGCTTCTGATCTTTACTGACTTTAGATTTACCAGCAACGCTAGCCTTATCTAACGCCTTCTTATGCGCTTTGACAGCTGTCTTAGAGGTTCCCTTATTAGGGCGTTTTCCTCCTTTAACAAACAGTGCCTCTGGCGCAACTACTGGGGTGGTAAGACTTGGGGCACTCCCCGCCAAAGATTTCTCTTTCAAGGCGGCTACTTCCTCCTCAATCTTACTCAAACGACCACTCTCAAAATCCGGCGTATAACCATGATGTTTACCACGATGGTAGTTCATGACTTGCGCCGACTTTGGGGGTGCAGATGGACCTTGAACATCCAGATCCTGCATGAAACGGGTTGTGCCCGATACGGTACCAGCTGCTACTTCCTCGGCGGCTGCCCGATCGTCTTCCTCTTCCTTAATGAGAGCACGCATCTTGCGACTCATAGGTCGCTGATGCCCCAATTCATCAGTGTAATACATTGGCTGCGCCTCTGCATCATCATCTCCACCACTAGCGTCATAGTGTCGTTTTTTCTTATTCTTCCCCTTATTACTTTTCGCACGTTCAAGATCCTCCTGGGCGGCGCTAGGGGTAAGAATAACCTTTGGTGTTTCCACCAATACCGGCTTAGCCGGTACCGCACTTTCCGCAGCAACAATGGGCAAAACCACTTGAAGATCCTCTGCGGGAAGTGCTACTGCTGTGGATGCCTCCACAACAATCTCCTTGGGCAGTGGGGCCACAACTTCCCCCACAACACCTGCCAAAACTGGACTAGCTGTTTTCTTGCGCGCTTTCTCCAAAGTGCGCACAATCAACAACAACAACCCAAACGTAAGAAAAACCACAACTGGCATTAACCAAGGTTTATCCTTACACATTCGCTTAAGGTCGTCTAACCAAACTCGTTCAGTTGGCACCAAATGTTCATCAAGTAAACCCAAACCACGATGTTGCTTACCAGAATTAACTGGCCAGGCAGTGGGAATAACCACACCTCCTACACCCACACGACAACGGTGAGTCTTCATGTCGACATTTGGATTACGACACTTATTACAGAGTCCCCATTTTGGGGCCAACGAACTACTACCAATAACTGGGTCATTATTCATTGGAATATGGTTAACCAAATCATCATCTTCCACATCCACGGGGATAGGGGGAACACTAGATGATGATAAGGAACTTGAAGAACTGCTACTTGTGAGAGTTGGGCTTTTAAACTCATCAAACTCACTTTCGCAAAACTCCTCTTCAGGGGTATGGATCACACCATCCGGAGATGGTGTGGTCCTTGGGTTAAGATTAGGATGAATCCTAACTTTTTGCCCCTGAACCTGAGGAGTTATACGCACTTCCATCTCAGATGCTGTATTAACAATATCATCAACAAAAGCTGTACCAAATAAAGGTACATCATGGTCATCTCCTTTACTTCCAAAGAGAGTACCAAGAGCGTGAAAACCACCGCAAGTATTACGAACCAGTTGACAGATCCGACTACCATATGACCAGCAGCCGAAAGCTGCATTTGCGCCATTAGTAATCGCCAACGGTATCGCAAGAGCGATGGCAACCAAGTCGAACAATTTAAAAACCTGCTGTTCATTCAGAGCCTCCTTCTCCTCTGACGTCAGATTTTTCTTTGACCACCTGGTATACAGAGCACGACCTAATGCATATAAAGCAATTAAGATCGCAAACACAGTTGCAAAATCTAGCGAACTTTTAAGTGTGTCCATCACACCCTCAATCTTACTAGAAACATTGTGGAGACGAACGCCGGCAATAGAAGCTATCTGACCTGCCTCTTTGGCGCTCTTCTCAATCACAACTGCCGTGCCTTTAGCCCTGTTAGACAGTTCGTTAACGTGACGGTCCACATTTTGCGTAACTACGTTAGCATTATGTAACAAACCATCCGCCCTAACAGCTAAAGTCCTAGCATCAGCCAAGACCCCATCAACTTGAGTTCGAGTATTTGCCATACTCGTTCTAACCTCTTCGCTGATCACACGCATCTGCGCGTTAGCGTTATTAGCAACAGCCGTGACTTGAGCCTCGGCTGAGGTAGCGACATGCCTCACAAACGAGCTAGCTTGTGCAATCTCTGCACGAGAAGCCCGTGACTCCTCTCGAATGTCATTCATTTGTCTCATCAACCACAAAGCAGCTAAAACTAACAAAGAAAAAACAAACAAGACGAGTATAACCCACGACGGAATGAAAAAACCACCACCATCGTGTTTTGCCGCTGCGACCGGACAACAATGCATAAGCATCTGATATCCAACCACAACAGCCACCTGGGGACGCAAACGTAGTCGTCTAAAATGTTGCCCAGGTTGCCCATTACCCCACGGGAAAGCCTCAGCTCTTTCGGGAATTTCTTCCACGAGCTGCTCTTCCTCATCAAGCAATGGAGGTAAATCATCACCAGCTAAACCAGCCTGATGATGACCAAATTGGGGCGCACCATTTTGCCCCATGGGCACCCCA